AATCATTTGGCTTGGCGCATTGACAAGCACAAAGCAGAACGTAGCTGTAGATGCGCCCGTTAGCCACATGTACGCTTGACCTTGCCAGTAGTAATCTTTGCTAAGGTCATTCACCTTTGAATCAATGAAGGTGTGGATATCCCAAGATGATTTAATATCCGGCACATTCATCACTACGCCACCATCTTTGATTAGCAAATCAGGTGTGCCCTTGATGTAGTCATTGGTAAACATCTGCTCATTCTTGAATACAATTTGTTTGCGTTCCCTGCGCCACATATCAATAGCATCATTCTCAACCGCAACACCTTTCTCGATGTACTTGTTGCTGATGTCTTTGTATCGCTTGTACTTTTGTTGGATGTAGATTTCAAGCAGTGCGCTTTTGCAGGTTTCAGATAGTCCCGTCTTTGTGCGTGCATCGGTCATTAGCTTACCTAGCTGCGATGCTCTAAATAAAGTTTGTTCCATTTGTTCTTGTTATTGATGGTGTGAAGATACTACAACAATCCGCTTAGTTGCTCTTTTTTAACATTTACTAACGGTTCAATCTGTGTAAAGAACTCTTGCGGGCATGCCTGGAGAATGATGTCACAATCGTCTAGCGTTTGCGCTTTCTCGATTAGTTCAAGCAAGTACTGAACATCTTTGTTGGATGCGTTAAGTGTACCTTTTAATTTGAACGGCTTGTACATGTCTACGTTCTTGCGATTCAAGTCACGGCCTAACAACTTACCAAATGAAATAGCAGCGTTTTTAAGGCACTCTGTTTTGAGTTTAGGGAATGCGAGGTCTAAGGCATTAGGTTTTTTATTGTCTGCGTTTAATGCCCATCTATTGCGTTCGATGTTGTCAAGATTCTGTGGTGCGCGGTCAACCATAATGACAATGGACGCTGCACCTGTACGGCGCAACTCATACCCGGTTATCGGATGGATCACTACAAGGTCAAGACTACCCACTACCTCGTTAGCCATTCGCTCCCATTTGAAGTTCTCAGTGCGCCAGTGGCCAAAGAACATTTCGTCTAGGGTTGTTTCAACGTGTGATATGACTAGCGTTTGTGCTTTACCGTCTGGTGTCTTTTCGATTCCGAGTTCATCGGGCTTTGCATTGAGCATCTGCTGAAACTTTTGCAATGCTTCTAAATTGTCTTTGTGAAATGAGTTCATGTTGTTATTGATTTGGATTTAAAGATACGAATTAATACTTCATTAGGCAATCATTTAACTCTTGACAATAGTTAAGAATTGCTAAAACGATTGCGGTGTAAACGATGTACTTGATAATTTTGCTTGCTTTCATAATTTTAATTTTTAAAGGTGAATGCGCGTTGGTGAGCCGCGCCCCTCGTTTGATTATTTAAATACAGGTGCCATTGAGTAGCTACCAAGTGCGAGTACGTATTCTGTACCATCGTAACCTTTCTTTACTTTTTTCTTAAAGGTTTTACCATCCATTTTCAGAGTAACCCATTCGCCTTTACGCTCGATTACATACGCTGAAAAAATGCAATTAGAATCACAGATTGAAATTGCTTTAATTGTTGTCTTTGCTTGGATCATTGCTTTGTGTTTTTGTTGTTGTTTGATGGGTCAAATGTACTGCAAATAATTGCATACACAACAATTTAACAAATTTTAACAAACGTATAATTGAAAATCAATGACTTACGCCCACGAATAGCTGCCGTAGTTCGGGAAAAGTTCGAAGTACATGCGCATCATTATGGCATCTGCGTAGTCAGGTGACTTGCCATGCATGCGGGCTATTTCATCCTTACTGATCACTGCAAGTTTGCCATCGGCTTCAGGTTGCCTGCGGCGTATCATATCCAGTTCTTGCACTATCACATCCCGGAACTGATTTACTTTGAAAATTACTTTGTTTTGCTCGATTAATTCTGCGAGCTTAAAATAGCATTCAGCCTTTTGATTGGTGTATCTATCCGCTTGTTTAGCACGCCCACCATTGAGGAAGCCTCGACACTTCAGACTATCTACCACACCACCGCCCACACCATCTTCATCGCAGATCACATTGCTTAGTTTAATACTATGCCTGTCGCATAGTTGGCGTATTGTAGTGACAACGGTTGTGATTGGTTGCTTACGCAGCTCGTGTATCTCCATCAAATGCAATCCATGCCATACGCAAATCACGCTTCTATCTTTTCCTAGTCGTGCAATATCTGCACTGATGTATTTATCTCCTTTGCTTTCTTCATCCCGGAAGCAACGCACCAAATCATCGTATTGGTATAGGTTGTCTACGCTTTCATCATACTCCCAATCTCCATCCAATAAACGTCTTCTGTCCACTTCAGGCAGCATGCGCAGCGTTTCAATGTACGATTCGGGTAGATGCGGATTGTCATTTGGCAATGATTGTATGAACGCAAGATGTTGCGGTAAGTTTTGCGTCTTATACGGGGCGTAGAACTCGTTGTACAACCATCCTTTTGAAGGGTTGCATGTAAGCAACATCTTTGGTTTGAGGTCATATTGGTTTAGCTTATAACGAATGCGCGATTGAAGGATGTCTATTGCTCGCTTGCTTACCTGTGCAGCTTCATCCACATACGCATCTGTCAACTCAAGACCACCAAGTGCATGAAATTCAGGATCACTTGGATAAGCAAACAAGTCTTTGAGGATTATCTCGCTGCCATTGCTGAATGTGATTACGTTCGTTTGATTGTTGATTGTGTAGTGTTCGTTAGGTGCTAACCCTAACATGTGCGCTACTTCAAAGAATGTTTTTAATGTGGTCTTTTTAAGCGTGTCAAGCTTACTGCGGCCTATTAACCCACGCGTGCCGGGATACTTGAACCTGCGGCTTATTTGCCATGCACATCCGATGAATGACTTGCTCCCCCCTGCTGCACCTCCGAAGAGCACCACACGTGCCGGGTGTGAATTACCCAGCACACGCAATGCTTCTTTTTGTTTCGGTAGGTACTCAATCATTAGAAAGGCAAATCGCCAGTGCTTGCATCCTCTACCTGGGGACGATTTGTCCCTTGTTGCAATGGCTCACTCATCTTACCTGAAAAGAACTTGCCGCTCTTGCCTTCCTTAACCCATGCAGCCAGACGCATCTTCTTGCCATTGACCATGATTTCACCTGTGTACTGTGGTCCGTTGTTAGCCACATTGTTGTTCTTGAATAGGGTGAACTGACCCTCTTGCATTTGGTAATTACTCATTGTATTAATTGTTGATTATTGCGATATCGTCTACCATTAAACTGATTGTGGTCTTGCCATTGAAGTCGGTTGTTTCAACTACTTCAAACCATTCGTGCTCGATGCTGTGCCCGTTGACGAATCCAACGTACACCTCGACATCATCCGGGTATTGCGCAAGCTTATCCCACAATTCACCAATAGTCATAGCTTATATTCATCTTTGTCCGTGAGCAAATGTAATTCCTCAAAGATAAGACGCATTGTGATATTATCCTGCATTGCAGGGCGCATGCTGCGTTTGGCTGTTAACAGAAACAACTTACGCAACAACTCGACTTCTTTGTGTTGATCGTACTTCATTAGCATTCGTTTTTGATTAATTCAATATACCACCACTTCGGCTGTATTATTTTTCCGTTCATAGATGTATCTATTTCACCACCCCACACAATGTTAGTTATCTTGTATTTGACTGGAATCAATTCTACTACTACGCCTTCATAGTAACAATCACCGTCCTCTATATCCCTTATCTTACTTCCGATTTCTATATCAGTATTCATTTTGGTTTTCGATTAGTTCCTTATAACGCTCCTGCCTGTACTCTGTGAACTGGTAAGGTCTGTTCTTGTACACACGGAAGCGCATATCATTATCCCAAGTTGGCAGGTCATCGTACTCACGCATCAAGGCTATCTCAATCTGCGGTGGGTTTTCTCTTTTCACTTCGCGTGCCGGTGCTTCTTCTATCTTTAACTTATCCGCTGCCTGCTGGATAGCATCAACTACCTGCGGGTGTTGGAACATTTCGTAGATGTTGTTGTTGCTCTGTTGATCCTTAACCATTCGGTTAGTCACAGCATCACGTTTGCTGAAGTACTTGCGTATCCATTCAAAGAATACTTGACCATCAATGCGGTTGTAAATTGGCCCATACTCACCCTTCATTGCCATGCGGAAGCAAATGCGGAACTCATCAACACGCAGGTAGTAATACTCCTCCATAATCAATTCAGCTGTAAGCATTAGTTGCTGTGGGTTCATTGGCTGCTGAAGATTAAAGTACTGTTGGCATTCATCCATTAACGTGACCAACACACCCAGTGCTACCTGTTCGCCTTTTTGCTTTTTGATTTCACTCAGTGCTGGGGATGTCTTCGATGCCAAGACTTGATGCAAGGCTGCTTCTGTACTGCTTGCGGAATTGTTCAAGCTCACTATTTCTTTTCTCTCGTTCATTTTGATTTGGTTTTTGATTTTCAAATTTAGAATTATTGTTCATCCAGTTGCGCACGGCGGCTTCCCAATTTTTCATTTTGTTTTTGCCTACCATCCAACCGTTGCTTTCGTAATGGTTAAAGAATGCCTTTGATTCAGTTACTACTTTGCCATCATTCCATACGTTACCGGCTAATGAATTTCTTTCTTTCATAAAACCTAAAATTTCATCATACGCAGGAGCGCGAAAGCGCGACCTTGAAACATTAGCATTTACATTTTCATTATCATTCACATTAACATTCTCATTTACATTATCATTTACATTTACATTAGCTTCAACCTTGCTTACATCTTGCTTCG